GGGCCAGCAAAACGTGCGCATAAACCCTATGACCCACCAAAACGGTCACCTGTCGGGCAGTAGTGATCAAATGAAGCGCCAGAAAAAGGAAATTTATGCCGAACTTGCAAAGCGGTTTGGGCTGGATCCGCGGACCATCGAGCGCGCTGCGGCAAAGGGTGCACCGGTCCACGACGTGCAGGCAATGGATGCATGGTTTGCCGAGCAAAAGCAAGTCCCTGGTGGATCAAGAATTGCCAGCCTGTCGGACGCAAAGCTGGAGAAAATCCGCAAAGAAACCGAGCGACTCCAACTCAAAATCGACGCGGAGAAAAAACGGCTTGTGCCAATCGATCAGGTGAGGCGGGACATGGTGCGGATTGCAAACGCGGTGCGGTCGGAGCTGATGCGGTTTGCCGGGGACGTGCCTAATTGGGAGGGACTCAAAGCCGCGGACATGCAACGCCGGGTGGACGAGAAGGTCGAGGGAATGTGCACCGATCTTGCGGACGCGTTTGGGGAACTCTACAAATGACGGCCGAACCTTTAATAGAGTCGCCGGCAATTAAAGCCTGGGCAAGTGCATGGAGGCCGCGGGACAAGCGCACCGTCGCAGAGTGGGCTGCGGAACACGTCACGATTCCCAACAGCGCGCGCGCGTCAAAGTTCGATCCGTTGTCTTCCCCCTGGCTTGCGGAACCTTTGGAGTTTTTCGCGGACACGCGGGTGAAGGAGCAGGTGCTTATCCTCCCGACCGGCGCAGGCAAAACCACGGTGTTCGACGTAGCCATCCCCTACATCATAAGCGAATCACCCGGCTCAATCCTGCTTTCCATGCAAACGGATCCGGACGCGAAGGAACACATGGAGGACCGCCTTCTCCCAATCCTCCGTGGATGCGAACCGATTGCGCCAATGCTCTCGTCAATCGACCGACACGCCAAACGCAAGGACGCGGTGATGTTGCCGCACATGTCCCTATTCGTTGGCGGCGCGAACAAGGCGAACTTCCAACGGAAATCTGTGCGGTACGTTTTCATCGACGAAGCGTGGCTTGTGAAACACGGGTTGATCGAGGAAGCCAGAGCACGAACGCACTCCCGGTGGAATTCACGCGTCATCATCGTGTCTCAGGGATCCGACCAGTTTGTCGCACTGCAAAACGAAAAGCGGGATTCGGAACTGTATGCGGCGTGGTTGCGGTCGGATCGCAGGGAATACTCGCTTGTGTGTCCGACCTGTTCCGCGGTGTCGCAATGGGATTGGAAGTGTTTGAAGTACGAGGTTGCGCACCGGGACGACGGAACGATTGACGAGGCAGCCATCCAGCAGTCCGCAAGGTACGAGTGTCCGCACTGTCAGACCAGTTACGAGGACCGGCCGGAGGTGCGGCGTGAACTGTCCATGTGCTCGCGGTACGTCGTCACCAACCCGGACGGGATCCCGAACCACCACGGCTGGCATGCTCCGGCGATGGCGCTTTTTCACGAGCGGTGGGGTGATCTTGCGCTGGGGTGGACGCGGGCGATGAAGGCGCTTTCGTTCGGGGACTCGGAACCGCTCAAGATATTCAAGACCAAACGACTCGCGGAATTCTGGGTGGATGAAGAGTCGGCGCCTGAAGTTGTCCTGGGCGGTGCTGGGTATCTCAAAGCTGAGTTTGCGGAAGGGGAAGTGTGGGATGGCGAGACAACCCGGTTCCTAACGATTGACAGGCAGCGCGATCATCGGTGGGTTGTGTGCCGCGCGTGGCGATCGGATGGTGCAAGCAGGTTGATCTGGGAGGGGAAGGTGCAGACCTCGGAGGATGTGGAAGCACTGCGGGCGAAGCTGGGCGTGAAGCGGGATCTGACGTTTCAGGATGCGCAGTTTGAGACGGGCCATGTCTACGACGAATGCGCGCGGTTTGGGTGGGTCGGGCTGCACGGATCCCAAGATGATGGATTCATGCATTTCCCACCGAACCGGCCGGCCGTGAAAAAGTTCTACTCGCAACTAAAGCGGGCGCAGGCTCCATGCGGTGGGAAGGCGCTCTACCTTTTCTGGAGCAACGAGAAGGTCAAAGACATCCTCAACAATCTACGCGGGGGGAAGGGTGCGGCATGGGAAACCCCGGACGATGTGAGTTCCGATTACATCCACCAGATCGCCAGCGAGGTAAAAAAGGACTACATCAACAAGGCGACGAAGGCCGTGTCCCAGAGGTGGGTGCGGGTTCGGAAAGACAATCACCTGTGGGACTGCGAGGCCATGCAGACGGCGATTGCGCTTGTGAAAGGATTGGTCGGCCGGGTGAGTTGACAGGCACGGGTTTTCCGTGGGGCCGGATTTCCTGATTAAGTCATTTCTCCGCATCGCCATGTCCCAGGGGCGGGACGTGTTGGAGTCAATCGTGACCGGGCAGTTCACCACGCTTTCGGAAAAGGGCGGGAAAATGATGACGTCGCTTTCGGCAAACGGAAAGGCGTTCACATTCCAAGTGGATCCGAAACTTTCGACCTCGGAGCTGATGGCAACCGCGGAACAGGCGCTCGAGTTTTTCGACGGGTCCACCCTCCAGGAGGTGCAGGACTACCTTAACACCAAACCCCTCCGGCGCACTAAGGCGCGTTTCTAATCCATGCCACTCGTCGACCAATTCGGCTACCCCATCGATGCGCGGCTACTCAACGCGACAAGCCAGACCACGGGCCGCACCTACATCCCCGTCCGCACCGAGGGAGTAAACAAAGCGGTGGACCTCACGGACTGGCGCACGGTGCTTTCTCTCTCTCGCCGGCTGTGGGCGAACAACGGTTTGATCAAAGGCGCCACGGTGCAGAAGGCCATGCACTCAATCGGGCGCGCGTGGAATCCAGTGTTCCGGGGGGCGGATCAGGAGTGGGGCGCGCAGGCCGCGGAATGGCTTCGGCTTTGGTACGGGACCAGCAACATCCGCGGAGAAAACCACGACTTCAAAACCACTCTATACCTCTCAAGCATTGCGATCGACAGGGACGGGGATCAGGCAATTCTTTTGACGGCTTCCGAGGATGGGCTGTGGCCGATGATCCAGACGATCCCAGCGCATCGGATTGGACAGAGGAGGGCGCAACCTCACGTCATCGAGGAAGGGCCATACCGCGGGCTGGAGATTTCGCACGGTGTGATCTGCAACAACCTCGGGCGGCCGGTGGCGTATCGGATCCTAGGCGAATACGAGGAGGACGACAGGGATGTTTCTGCGCGCGACCTCGTCTTTTCCTACGATCCAGAGTGGGCCGACCAGCTCCGCGGATTCCCTATTTTCTCCCACGCGTTGAACGACCTACGGGACGCAGATCAAAGCCAGTATTGGGAGCAGCTGAATCAACTTGCCTCCTCATCTCGCACCCTGATCGAGACAAACGAAAGCGGGACCGGGGACGTCAATGATCCTGGCATGATGCTGGGCGAGTCGGGCAGGGATGGGGAGATGAGCATCCAGCGGCTGGAGGGCGGGACCATCACCTACTTCAAAGCCGGCACCGGATCCAAGCTGGAGCAGTTTGTGAACATGCGGCCGGGTGCGGATTGGGACGCGTTCCAGGATCGGCTTGCACGAAAGGCTCTGCTTGGAATCGGGTGGCCTTATTCGCTCTGCTGGAAACCCGACGGACAGAACGGCACCCAGGAGCGCGCGGAGATTGAGAAGGCACGGACAACGATCCTCGACAGGCAGGAACTTCTGAAGCCGATGGCCACCCGTTGCGTTGGGTATGCGGTTTCCAAGGCGATCAAGTCGGGGCTGCTGCCGGAGTACACGGGCGATGACGAGGGCGGATTCCTCAAGTGGGACTTCACGCTTCCGCCTAAGTTTTCGATCGACCTCGGCAGGGATGGAGCGGCACGCCGGGAGGACTACAAACTCGGCTTCAAGAATTTGGCGGACGTGATCGCGGAGCAGGGCGAGGTGTTGTCGCAGCACATGGAAGGCCGTGAACGGGAGACGCGCGACTTGATCGAACGCAGCAAACGATTGGCAGATGAAACCGGGGCGGACTTCGGTCTTGTTCTCTCGCTCATGCAGCAACGGACGGCAACGGCTTCGGTTGGTGGCGGCATGTTAGGAAACCCTGTTGATGCCTGAGTTGACACGCAACGGAACTGCAATGAACCGCGCGAACTGGTTTGATTTCAAGGCATCGGCAGAGGCTCCCGCAGCGGACCTTTACCTTTACGACGAAATCGGTGGATGGGGCGCGAGTGCTGCGGAATTCATCGCCGAACTGAGCCAGCGCAAAAGCCAGCACATCAACCTCCACATCCACTCACCGGGCGGATCAGTGTTCGAGGGTCACGCAATCTTCAACGCGCTTCGGACGCATCCCGGCGGTGTCACGGTGTACGTCGACGGCATTGCGGCTTCCATGGCTTCGGTGATTGCGATGGCGGGCAAGCCAATCAAGATTGCGTCCAACGGATTCCTGATGATTCACAACCCGTGGGGCGAGACGAGCGGGGAAGCCTCGGAGATGCGCAAGCAGGCGGACATCCTGGACAAGCTGAAAGACTCGCTCGTTTCCATTTACGCAGACCGCAGCGGGCAGGAGAGGGAAGTTATTGCATCGGCGATGGACGCGGAGACCTGGCTGAGTGCGGAGGAGGCTGTGGCGTTCGGTCTGGCGGACGAAATCTTTGATGGGATGGAAGCGGTCGCGTATCTCGACATTTCCAAGATTTCAGCAAAAGCACCTTCTGGCGTGTTCCGTTTCGCCAACCCGTGGCCGGCTCCTGGCTGGATGCGGGACAATTTCCGCAAAGGACTCGAGTGGTTCGACAAGGGATTTGCTGGCGATGGGCTGGCGCCTGCCACGGTCCGCGAAGCTAGGGCGATTGCGGGCGGGGCGATGGTGTCACCGGACAAGGCGCAGCGGATGGCGGCATGGTTCGCAAGGCACATGGGAGACTTGGACGGCGTGACAGGTGACGAGGAGAAACCAACGCCTGGGATGGTGGCGCACGCACTGTGGGGGGGATGGCCGAAAGCCGACTCTGAACGTGCAATGGAATGGGCCGCGGCGAAATACGCAGAGCACGAAGAATCGCAGGAGGAATCCAATATGCAAACCAACGAACCCGCGGCTGAGGCCGTTGTTGAAGAACCCGTGCTGGTGGACGAAGCGCCGACGGTTGTGATCATGGCCGAGGAAACTGCGGTTGAATCCGTGGAAGCTGAAGCATCGGTCGCAGAACCCCAGGCATCCGTTGACGCTGTGGCTTCCCTGCTGGATGTGCAGTCTAAGCTGAACGCGCACATCACCGAATTGAAAGCCGCACTGGAGTCCGCGGTGATGCTGTCCGAGGCACGTGCGGGTGAAGTCGCATCCCTTAAAGAACAGTTGGAGGCAGAGCGCAAAGCGGTGAATGCGAAAGCCGCGCACATCGTCGCAACTGCTGGACATCCTCCGATTGCACTGGGAGCCAGTCCCGAACCCATCTCCACCGGGAAACCGGAGAAAAATCTTCTGAGCGAGTACAAAGAACTCACTGAGAAGGGCAGCGCGGCCGAGCGGCTTGCGTTTGTCCGCAAACACCGCAACGAGCTGATCGCGGCGGCGAAAACCAACAAGTAACCCACCACTACCTATGGCAAATGATATCCAGGGCATCAATGATGATGTCATCTCTCAGGGGGTGCTCGACGGCTTCGTCGCGGCGCTTCTCCCCCTTCAGGCGTTCACCACGTCCTTCAACGCAGACGCCGTCCGCAAGGGCGACAAGATCAGCATCCCGCGGGTGTCCGCTCAGGATGCGGCTCTGACGAAAGTGGCCTCGGCCAACTACGTCATCCAGGACAACGACTCCGACGCTGTGGAAATCACGCTCGGCGAACCCGTCTATGTTTCGGGTGGTCTGTCCGACGTGGAAGTCGCTTCATCCTCGGTGCTCAACCTTGAACTGTACGGCAAGCAGAAGGGCTTCCAGCTCGGAAAGAAAGTCGTGCAGGACATCATGGCCAACATCACGCTGGCGAACTTCGGCGCTGCTGCTTTCACCGGCGCTGCCACCGCGTTCGACGTGGATTCGGTCGTGACCCTCGCTGGTCTGTGCGATACCGCCAACATGCCCGAGGACATGCGCGCCTTGGTCGTTAAGGAGACGTACTTCGCTAACCTGCTGAAGGATCAGACCGTCACCGTGTTCAACGCTTACGGCAACACCGATCCCCTCCACAATGCGAAGATCCCGCGGCTTGCTGGCTTCGACATGTACAAGAGCACGATCATCCCGGCCAACGGTGAGAACCTCGTGGGCTTCGCGGTGCATCCTTCGGCTCTCGCCGTTGCGATCCGCTACCTCGCTCCCCAGGAACCCGGCGCCTACATCCGCGCGGAATCTCTGACCGACGCCGCCACCGGAATCACGATCGGCGTGCGCGAGTGGTACGACACCGACAGCGGCGTCAAGAAGAAGGTCTGGGAGTGCTGCTACGGTTCGGCCGTCGGCATTGCTGCGGGTCTGAAGCGTATCGTCTCCGCCTAATCGCATGGCCAACTTCGCAATGGTTCTGGGTGTCCGCAAAGGACAGGCAACGCTCCTGGGCGAACCCTCCGACTTGAGCGCGGCTAAGAAGCGGTTTTCCTCCATCGTTCAAGATGGCGGGACCGCGGACGGCAAAGCGTTTGAGGAAGTCTGGTTGTGTGACACGATCATGGGCAGGATGCGCCGGAAGGCGTTCTGTGTCTCGGAGGTCGAAAGCAAGCCAGCCGCGAAGAAGGCCAAGGTCTGAGAAAGGCAAAATCCGATTGAACGAGGGGGGAGTGTCTTAACGGGCGCTCCCCCCTTTCACTAGAAAGCACCCATGGGAGAATTCTTTGATCTGATGCAGGCGGGATTTCAGGAGGTCGCGAATGAGTGCGGATCCCTGATCACCAGGAACGCGTTGTCGGCAAAGTGCGTTGTGACGCCGTTGAACGAGACGCGCGCGATGCAGGCCAGCGGATTCTTCGGCGACTTCTCCAGCACGATTGAAATGCTGCGGACAGAACAGGTTCGGCTCGGGCTGGCGCTGCGGTCCACGGCTCAACTGGCGGGCAAGTGGGTGCGGGTGGTGGAGATTGACGACGACCCAGACGAACCTTGCGTGAAGCTGATGTTGAAAGAGGAGCAACCCACTGCTGTGCCGCGCTAATGGAACTCACGGTTGAAATGAACACAATGGGCTTTAAGGCTCTGTGTGAGGATCTGGCGAAGGTGAGCGGAAAGGACTTCAAGGAAATCGTGCGGCTACAGGCCGGGGCTGTGTTGAAGCGTGTGATGAGCAAGACCAAAGCAGCAAACGCCACCAAGCTCCGCAACCGTGCAAAGAAAATTGCGGCTTTGGAAAGGGGCTACTTCCGCCAGCGTGACGGATCCGCTTTGATCATCGGCACCAGTTCCAACATGCGGTTCTGGAAAGACTACAGCCCAAAGACAGACCTGCCGACGGTGTACCCGATAAACGAGTGGCGGCTTCCAGATCAGGTTTGGAATCGATACACGCAAGCCGTCAATCGCATTGCTCCGCGGATGAAGGCGATGGCGAAAAAGATCCTGGGCGCGCGCGGAGTTCAAAAGCAGACGTGGCTGGAAATCGCAAAGGTGTTCGGGGTGGACTACATCCTAAAGGCGCCCGCCTACGTCTACAAAGCAAAGTCCACATCCAAGCGGGTGTACCGGAACACAGAAGGCAAAGAGTTCTTCAGCATGCACGACGCTTATTTGGTGATGAAGCAGCGGTACAAGAACCTCACTGAAAACGGATTCGCCGCTGTCATCCTGCAAGCCGCCATCCGCGCGAGGATCAAAGCATTTTCAACCGATGTGAACCGGGGCGTATTCAAGGACGCAAAGAAACGGGCCGCACGTTACCCAGGGGTTTTCGTTTCAGAGGGCACAACAACAACCACGACATGAGCGCACCAGACCTGCAAACGCTTTTCCGAGTAGAGGATGCACTAGAGACCGCATGGCAAACGGTGCTGGAGGCGGACGGCATCACGACATTCAAAAGCCGGGAAGAGGACACACTGACGATCCCACGGGTGGACGTGCAGGCGGTTCTGGCTGCGGTCACTGGACACCGCGGAGAATACGCACCGGGGCTGTTCACGCTCGATGCCTGGTCGGGGACGATGATGGTGCAGGTCAAAACCAAACGCGTCGAGGATCAACCGGATCTGCACGGGGAATGGGTGGCAAAGGTGCGGCTGGCGGCGCAGTATTTCCAAGACAGATTCGGCGTTGCGGTCCTTCCATATCATGCGCTGACCATGATCCAGGAGAACGGCACGGACCGCTCAATCGGGGACGATGACGAAACGGATGTGTCTGCGGTGCAGTTCGATTTCATCGTGTCGATCCGCACGGATGCGTGGCCGAGTTGACATGTGCTTTTGAGTTATGCCCGACCCAGCTGGAACTAAAAACGACGGCGGCCTTGTGTTCGGTAGTCAGGTGGTTTCCATCGACGCCGTGTCCTATGTGGCCGAAAACATTTCAATCGACGCACCCTCCAGTGTCATTGAACAGAAGGATGAGTATGGCGTGCCTTCCGGACAGGTGATCGTTGAGGGATTCGTGACCGGGACCGCAACCCTCCAGCTCGCGAGCAGCGCAACCACACTGCCGGCAATCGGAGACGCGTTCCAGATCACGACCATCGGCGGCACCGCGGTTTATTTCCTCGTTTCGCAGGTCGGGCAGGCCTTCAGCCAGGACGCCGAAACGAAGTGCAACATCAGCTTCCGGAAGCGGATCAACACCCCGGCACCCTAATCCGGGACGGGAGGACGAATGAACCTCCGAGACATTCCCGGATTCAAGGAAGCGGTCGAGGCTGAACAGGCCGTTCGGTCGTCTGTGCTCCTGGGCATAGGGGCGGACGTGTGCGGGATAGAGGTTCGGCCGTTTACGGTGCTGGATCTGATCCACCTTCAAGCGATCAAAAGCCCGTTTGTTTCAGGCGGTTTCATCTCGCGGATGGATTGCCTGCGGTTCCTCGTCCTTCAGTCTGTGGATTATCGGAAGCCGGGGCCGGGGTGGTGGGAGCGGTTCAAACTCAGGCGCAGAAATAAGGGCATCATGGCGCGCTTAAAGGGCCGTTCCACGGAGGACATGATCGAGGGCATCAACGCCTTCATCGAGGACGCGTTTATGGATGCCCCGGCAGGTAGTGCGGATTCCAGCGGTTCGGCTCCCATTGCAAGTTCCGCGGCGGTGATGGTGGATGCGATTGCTTCGGAATACTCATGGCCGATTTCGGAAATCCTCGGACTGGAGGTCGCTTTCGTGTTTCAACTTTTCCGGCTGCGGCACATTGCAAAGGGCGGATCCAGGGCGGCACTCATCAACCGCAAGTCGTCCAAGGTAGTCGGGGAATTCCTCCGCAAGCTTAACCAGAAGGAGGCCGCATGAGCACGACGGTGATGGCAAAGCTGGGGGTGGATTCCAAGGGGATGGATTCCGGTTTGAGCGAGGCCAAGCACAAGATGGATCGTGCGGCAAAGGACATTTCCAAATCCGGCGAACGCATGGGAGGGCGAGGCGGAAAAGGACCGTTCGACGGGATGCTCGGTTCGCTTACCAAACTAGGCGCATCCATTTTCGCGCTCAGCAAAATCAAAGACTTCGCAAGTTCGATTGTGGACATGGGCGGCAGTCTTGTGGATGCGTCCGATAACCTGGGCGTTTCAATCGAGCGGCTCCAAGAATTGCAACAGGTGTTCGGGGAAGGCGGCGTGAACGCGGAGAAGTTTTCCAAGGGGATCTCCACGCTGAACGCCAGCATTGAAGCGGCAAAGGGCGGTGATGAGGACATGTTGCAAAACTTCGCGGAACTGGGGATCACATTTCAGGATCTGCTTCAACTTTCTCCCGATGAAATCCTGATGAAGGTTGCGGATGCCACGTCAAAGATGGGGTCTGCATCGGAGAAGACTGTGAAGCTGGCGGCTATCCTGGGCAAGTCGTCCAAGTCGATGATCGGGGTGCTGTCGCAAGGGTCGGATGCGATTAACGAGGTGGGCGCCTCCATGGACAAGATGTCCGAAACAAACGCGAAGGCGCTGGACAAAATGTCGGATGATTTCGATCGGTGGTGGAAGGGCGTGAAGGGCGCGACGGCAAATGCTGCACTGGCAATCTCAGAGTCTCCGATGGCTGCGGATCTGAAGCGCATGACCGAAAGCGCCGGCAAAGCGATGGGGGACTTTTTCTCAAAGCGTGGAATCTCAATCGACCAGGAGCGGGTCGCAAAAACGAAGGCTTACCTCGGACTGGACAAGCCGCAGGAGGAAGCCGCAAAAGAGCAGATCGACCGTGTTGCGATGGCGCAGATGGAAGCGAACCGGCTAATGGAGGAGGCGGGACAAAAGGCGCACAAGCAAGCGATGGAGGAAAACGAAAAGGCCGAGACTCGCCAGCATGAGGAGGGCATGAAGCGCCAGGAGGAACTCGCGGAATTCCAGAAGGAAACGAACCGCAAACGGATGAGCTTCCGGCAGGGCGAAAAGGCGGACGTCAAAGAAATCAACTTCCTGTTGGAGAAAGCCGCGGCAATCCAACCCGACATCGGCGCCGGCATGCAGTTGGAAGCCGAGAAGATAAAGCAGAACCTGATCGACCGGGAAACGCAGCGGAACCTGATGACGCCGGCGGAAAGGGCTGCGGCAGACCGTGAGGAACGGCGCACACAACGGGCAAGGACACGGGCGGAACGGAAGGTTGAACGTCTAATTCGCGAAGGGAAGATTCAGGATGCGGCACCTGGTATGCTCCCGATGACACCCGAGGCAGCAATGAACAACGCGGCTCGAGATTTGAGCGGAGCAGCCAACACGTTGAAGGGTCTGAAAATCGTCGCAATTACCAACAAACCCTGAGCTATGCCAACTGGTGTTTATTACGACCTTCCCGCAGTCACAACCACCGCACAGGCCAACGGTGCAAAGGTGTTCGGCTACAACGTCGAGGTGTTCGCGCGGTACTTCACGCAGGAGTTTTTCGTGGCCGCCTCCAGTTTCACCCCGCTTGCACTCAACACGCAGGAGATTATCGGCGGGGTGACGTACTATCTGGTCAACGAATCCGATCCCGAGGACATGGGAGGTGGTCTGCTAAAATGGACGCGCACCTATTACCAGAAGCCTCCGAACAGGACGGAGTGCGAGCCGATCGTTTACAACTACTGCATTCGAAACCTGATCGATGCCGACACTGGGACTCCTGTGTTTTTCGCGGCCGGA